TCTGTCATGGCTTGGTCTCCTTTGTGGTTAAGTCGGGGCGTTTACCCCATGAATTCAATCACCTGCTGAAGAAGCTCTTCAACGTGTCCGAGCGAACCAACGTGCGCCCAGTTGACCGTGTCGGTTTCAGCCTCCGCGTTCATCTTTTCCTGAATGAGCTTCAGGCTTTCGCCGATGTTGGCCTGCCGCTTTGCAAAGGCTGTCCGGGCGGTGTCGCTGTTCTTAATCTTCTGCATGGTTTTACTCCGTTTTTCCGTTTCGCGGGCGTCTCCCGCAACGCCAGCACTAACGCTCTTATCCCGTTGCACATCAAGTCATTGAGGCGAGTAATGTGTGTTTAAAACACAACCCTAAATACAAGGAGACCAACACAATGAAAAAGATGATCGCACTCGTTGCCATCACCTGCGCGACAGTCGGCCTGATGGCTGGATGTACAACCTATGAGCCGCCTGATAAAATCAAGTCGGCCACGGCGACGCTGAACCGCTACACGCCGGAATATGTCCGAGAAGCCAACAAGGCGCTCACGGAATCGAACCATCCGGATGCAGAACGTTTGACCGGGATTGGCCAGCGACTTGAAACGGCGATTGATTCGCTCGACCGCTGGGCCAACGACACGTCGTCGGAGGTGGCGGAATGAAACAGATTCTCGAACAGAACAGCGATGTCGTACAGCAGGCCGGTCAGGCGCTGGTGGATATCGGGTCCGAGCTGGCAGCCGGAAAGATCGATAACGCTTTTGACCGTTTGGCGACTGAACAGCAGAAGTATGCCGAGTGGGAAGAGCTGGATCAGGCGGCATTGGACATTGAAGACGTCATCGCCAATCGTAAGAACTCGCTGGCGGTTCAGCAGGTGCTTACTGAACTGTTAACCGCTGTGCTAGGTTCCGTCCTGCGTGTGGGAATGTAAGCATGGTATTGACGGCCAGAGAACGTAAACTCGCGGAAACACTGCGCGATCCCGTGTTGTGGGGACAAGCCTATCTCCACAACCGGGACGGCTCTGGCCGTACCTATTGGGACCACCAGCTCGAAGACCTGCGGAGTTCCCATAAGAATATTATCCATCTGGATGGCCGGGATGTTGGAAAATCCATTGTGCTGTCAACGGATGCGCTGCATTACGCATTCACAACCCGGGGCGGACAAGGTCTCATTGCCGCACCGCACCAAGGCCATCTCGACACGCTGATTGAAGAGATCGAATTCCAGCTGGACCACAACGAAGATCTGATGAACAGCATCGCGTTGACCAAATACGGAAAACCGAAGATTCAGCGCAAACCCTATTTCCGCATCGAATTCACCAATGGTTCGGTGATCTATTTCCGTCCGGCGGGCGCGTATGGTGATGCATTTCGATCTCTCCACGTCAACCGTGTCTGGGTCGATGAAGGCGCATGGTTGCCGGAACGGGCGTGGAAGGCGCTACGTCAATGCCTGAAAACAGGCGGGCGCTTGAAGATTTATTCCACCCCCAACGGCCTGCGCAACACAACCTATTATCGCCTGACGCTCTCGGAGCAATTCCAAGTGTTCCGCTGGTCGTCATGGCTGAATCCCCATTGGAACGCCGAACGCGAAAGCGAACTCCTGGAGTTCTATGGCGGGCGCGACACCTCCGGCTGGCAGCACGAGGTCGCGGGTGAACACGGCAAACCGTCCTACGGCGCGTTCAATGTTGAACAGCTCAACCTCTGCCGACAGGAGCTACTGGAATATCAGAAAATCACCATTACCGACGCAGAACTCCGTGACTGCCAAACGGAAGAAGCGGCGTATGATCGACTGGAGCTATTGCTCAACCTGATGCCCCGAACTGGGTTGTTTTGGATTGGTGGCGACTTGGGTTATACGAACGACCCAACCGAACTGGTCGTATTTCAAGAGGTGGAAGTTGGTGACCGCACGATTGTGAAGCTGGTGCTACGACTTCACATGAAACATGTGTCCTATCCGCATATCGCTCAGACCATCGCCTTATTGGAGCGCTATTTCACCCCGGCAGGCATTGGTGTCGATAATGGAGGGAACGGGCTGTCCGTCGTCCAGGAGTTGCTGACGCTCGATAAATACAAAGAGCTTCAGCTCGAAGATCGCCTTAAGGGATTTGATTTCGGCGGTATGACACGGATCACACTGCGTGATGGCAAAGAGATCAAAAAGCGCACCAAGGAGCTGATGACCAGCCTCATCAACGGGGCATTGCAACGCAAGCAACTTATATTCCCGGCGGACGATCTCGACATTGAAGACCAGTTCACCACGCAGACCTATACCCTGAGGGACGGAAAGATCATCTATTCCAAAGGAAACGATCATGTTATCGACGCCGTCCGCTGCGCCATGCTGATCCGTGAACTCGGCGATCTCAATGCCGGAACCGAAGAGACCGTTTTCATCAAACCCGTCCTGACTGATCCGATTTTTGTTTGATGGATAATACGTTCTCTACTTACCAGTAATTAGGGTGACTTTTATACAGACAAGATTACAGAGAAATTCCGTCAACGAGTTTCATATAGCCAGCTTATTTACATTGTGTTGAACAATCGATCCCCTGTATCTGGCCCCTTATCATTCGAAATATATTTAACCTTCGCCCCTGTATATTGATTATCAGACGTTCGAATGGTGTAAAGGCTGGTCTTATCGAATAAGTGCAAGGACTTGTTTGGTATCACTGTCGTGACGACCTTCACAGAACCATGGCCGGAAAGTTGCTCCAACAGTCTAAATATACTCTTCCCTGTATTAACAACTGCATCAACAATAAGAACGTCTTTCCCTTGAACAGATACCAGAACATCATCCTCCAACTCATTGTCATTAAGAAGAATAAGTGATGAGATGTGCCCGGAATCTTCAATCTGATCCGCAAGGCCGTTAGCATAAAAAAGCCCCGCCCTCATCATAACCATGACGGCAAATTCTCGCTGCTCCGCTCCTTTTGTGATCTCACCGGAAATTAAACGGCCCAGTTCATAATGGGCCATCCGCAACTCCTTGCCCACAGTCATAGACGAGCTTTTGCATTTATCAATAAGCTTAGATAGCTTGTCTGAGCTGTCTGTTTTGTTTAACACAAATATACTCATAGTATCCTTTTCACGACTTCAATTCCTGAATATTTAAGATTCGAATAAGACACCTGCTTTATTGGGCTATCACGAACCCTGTCAAAATACGTACTTACAGCTGAGCTTAACTTTTCGTGGGCGATTATAAATCCACTATCAGCAATTTCTAACATCGGGATATCGATTACCGAATCACCAACCGCAACAACAGTCTTTCCCATCGCCTTGAGCTGCAATGCGACGGCCCTCTTAACCAAAGGCGTAATCAACCCTTTTGCCTCGTGTATCTCTGAGCACCCAATCAATGAATCAAACAACTGCTCCTCCTGCATCAATTCCCATATGGGATAAACACCAGAGGTAATCGCAAGCCTGTAAACCTCACCAGAATTACCACCGATATCCGATTGGACAGACGAACTAAGCCTTAATGCGCACTTTGCCTTGATGGCTGCAGCCCGTATTTCAGAATCAGATTTTGAACCATACAATTTGGCCACCTTGTAGAACTGGTACGTCGTATATCTATCATTACGAAAAATTTGTTTTAACTGCCTACCATCTACACCAAGCTGTTTACAAAATTCATACGTAACGTCATTTTCTGACAGAGTTTTATCACAGTCCATCAGCAAGATTCTTTCAGGGAGAGAGGACTCTTTGAGTATGTCATTAATAAATGATTCAGCAATTCTGTGCGGTTCGTAACGTTCCCTTTCACCATCCGCCACATACGACTCGATAAACTCAACGCAAGAGGCGGTATCCTCATCGAGAATAATCAGCTCTTTATTCAAATCTCCGCAAATTTGTGCCATCTGACCTTGCTCAAATAACTTCCAACGTCGCACCTCTTTAGCACCAATATCGGTATTTTTTTTGTCGCCATGGCTATTTCTGGCAAACTGCACGATCATTTCTGATGGCGTGTCCAAATAAAAGAAGGCGTCATAGGCATTTCGATCTTCTTCCGTAAACACAACATGATATCCGTCTTGATCAATAAATGAATAATGCCCATCGACAAACACAACATCATACTCAGATTCTTTCTGGTGTATTAAGCCCGAAAAATCTCTTCTGAGTCTTCCTTTCTGCTCATCCGAGAGAGCTTTAAAGGTCGTGTCAAAGGCTTTCTGTGCCATGATATTTAAGGTGACTGAACCTTTAAGATGTATAGCTCGTTTCGGGGCTCCAGCATTCAATTGCTTCACAATTCGTTTTATAAGGTAATCCTTGCCTGCACGCGAAACGCCATAGATTGCAATTTTCATTTCTGACCCCGAACGTATTTATCATAATAACACTCCCCGGCATTCAGCTCCTTCATTTCAGACATCTTCATCTCTATGCCATGAAGATCTGCACAGAACGGTCCAAAATTGTATTTTTTGTTTCCGTAAAAGCGTCCGCAGGGGTAAATACCAAGCTTGGTTATAAAAAGATTAGTTTTACCAACGCCGCAAAGTTTTCCGTACATTGTGCAGTCAAACTTCTTGCTGTTTTCAGGCTTCAGTTGCCGAACAGAAAATGAAAAGGAAGCACAGCCTTGAATGAAATCTGAATATTCCTGATCCGTAATGGCTAAGCATGCATCATTGGAATCAACCAGCTTTGAAAAGGTCACGTCCGTAAAGCCTTCGCTTGAAAAAAACTGTCTAACCGCATCAGCATTTTGCAAGGTTTCTTTATGCACGGTGCAGTTAATAGGCGGTTTTCTCAAGAAAACGGACTCATAACGCAATATGCCCTGATAAGCCTCTTTAAATTTTTCCCGTCCAATGCAATGAAGCTCCTCATAACCATCCAAAGAAAAACAAACCGTGATCAAATCACGATTCTGATGAAAAAAATCAACCATTTCCGCATTTAAAACTGTTCCGTTGGTGATGGTGTAAAAAGAAAACAGATCATATCCAGAACTCCGAACATAGCTTAGTAACGCCTTTATCTTTTGATATTCCAAGAGAGGTTCACCCGATCCAACAATTCCGATCTTAAACTTTTCCACATTCTGGCGAATACAGTAGGAGTGAATATTATCAACTATGTCGGCAAGTTCCTTATATTCGAATTCTTGATTTTCCCCGCTCAAACGATCTTCAAAGTGGCAATAGCTACATCTTAAATTACATTTCTCACCAAGAGAAATACACGCTCGGTCAATCACCAGAAACCTCCTTAAAGAGCGCAACGATCTCTTTGCTGTTTCTTTTATCAGGCTTTATATATTCAATAGCCCTACAGTTTTCGCGCGACCGTATATTCAAATCAGTTACCGAGATTAAGCGTTTGATAATTTTCAGGTCATGCTTAATGCAAGCTTTTGTAAATGGGGTGAAGCCATTGCTATCCTGTTGATTTGCACATGCTCCTTGGCTGACAAAATAATCAACGGCCTCATGAAACCCGCTCCACGCCGCAACCATCAAAGGAGTATTTCCTTTGTTTTTTCCCATGCTACCCAAATCAAAATCGGCCCCTGCTTCCACGAGCAACTTTATCATCTCCATGCTTTTCAATTGCGTTGCGTGATGGACAGCAGAAAAACCATATTTGTGCTTATCACATGCATTTAAATCGATTTCGTTTAGAGACAATATGTGTTTTACCATAGCTAGATCACGATTCCTGACGGCCCTTATCAATGGAGGCAGTCCATCGTCGGGACTGGCCAAATTCACATCCACCTCTGAAATATCGAATTGTTTCACAAGACCCAGTTTTTTACATTTGACGAGAGATGCGAACTCAATCGATTGGATCGGGTCATAATTTTTTCCTGAACACAGAAATTTCTCTGTGTATTCCACGGGTGTTAATGACTTCAGATTCTTCTGGTTCTTGGTCAGAAACTGAAACCATATGTCATCTGACAAAACGTAGACATCATCAAATGGACAGCTTTTCGCTCTCTGTTTTGCGATTGCGGCAATTTTTTCATCATTCTTCCCTGAATCATCTATATTTGGAGAAAATACAAACGCTTCGCCTTTATCATTAATCGACTTCATTATCAACCAAGCCCGTTGTTTGACCGATGAGCGTCCTCGATCCTTCAGATTGTTTAATTCCGATATCACAACTTCAGGAACAATGATTTCATCAAAGAATGAAGGAAGCTCATCAATTATCGAAGGTCTTTTGATTAGTGCAGAGGTATCCACTACGGCAACCGTTTTAGTCTCTGTCGTATTCCCAACAATTTCATCCGTAGAAACAGAAAAAATTCTCGATAGTTGAACGAGCTGAGAAGACGATGGTTCACTTTTCCCATTTTCCCAGTTCGAAATGCCTGGCCTGGCAATATTCATTTTCCCCGCTAGATCACTCTGCGACATTTTTCCCTCCTCGCGTAACTTTCTAATGTTACTCCCGATTATATCTGTAACTAATGATGACATATTTTGGATCTCCCTGCGCTGAACGGCGCTTCTTGTAGTCAGATGCAACCAAAATGAAGCATTGATTGAAACCACTAATTCGCAATGTACTTATTAATTACACAATGTACGTAATCCTTACACCCAATAATCCTTTGATTGAAGGCCTTCTAACCTAGTAATCCGACACTTTTCCCTCCGCTCCGGTAAGTAACCGACCAAAGCATCATCAAGCCCACTCAGGGCAAATGTGCGCGATGAACCCCACGACGGAGAACAGGATGGAATCAACCGCAGAACAGCAATCTAATGGCAACGTGTTAACACCGATGGCCACAGCGGCGGCGCTGGATAGCTCAGCCTTCAGTACGGTCAGTGCCAACAATGCAGTTCCGGCATCATGGGAGGAGCGGGCGCGAAAGGCGTGGGAATACTATCTGGAAGAACCGCTGGTTAAGAACTGCGTCAACTCATGGCGCACCTTTGCTGTGGGCGATGCAATCAAGATTTCCAGTGATGATGACAAGCTGAAGGATGCCGCGCTGGACGCCGCAGGAGAACTGGGTGTTACGGAATTTATCAAAGACATGATTCTGCAGCTGCTGGTCAAAGGTGATGCCGTCGGATTCAAACGCTATGCCACGACTGGTAAGGACATTGAAGAGCTGGTTTGCGTTAACCCGATATCCGTGAAGGTTAAATATGCCCAAGGCGAGCTGATTGAAGTCAAACAACAGCCTGACAATAGTGGAGGTGAAGCAATTGACCTTCCTGTTGATCAGACCATCCACCTGAAATGGGATGCGCCTGCCTTCTCTCCCCGGGGCAATTCGCTGGTCCTTCCGGCATTCCAATCCATCGAGCTACTGCGGGATTATCGCAAGGCTGAACAGGCCATTGCCAAACGATGGACAACCCCGTTCCGGATGTTGAAAGTCGGTGGCGCGTTTGGTCAGAAGCTGGTGATGCCCGATCAACGCATGCTCGAACAGGTACGCGATATGGTCAACAAGATGGACATGAAAAGCGGCCTTGTCGTTCCGTTTTACGTCAACGTCGAGACGCACGGCACCGACGGACAGGTGCTGAATGTCGAAGACAAGGTAAAGGAAGTCAAAGAGGATATTATCGTAGCTCTCGGGTTGGCTCGTTCGCTGGTAACCGGTGACGGGCCGAACTTCGCCACGGCCTCCATCAGCATGCAGAAAATGATGGTGATGATCCGAGAGATTAAACAGGCAGCCCTGAAACTGCTTGATTGGATTTTTGACGATTGGATGGAACTTCATGACCAAGGCGACAAGTCGCTTCAGTTTATCTTTAACGACCTTGATCCCAGCGATGCCGTCGATTTCAAGAAGCTGCTCATTGAGCTGTATGACCGCAAGCTGATCAGTCGATCCAGCCTGCAGCTCAAGATGGATCTGGACCCGGCGATTGAATCGGCCAATCGAGAGAACGAGCAGAAAGTCATCGATCTGCTGGATGAAAAGCAGGTGAAGCCGATTAACGACATGGTGGTCTCCGGAATCATGAGCCTTCCATCCGCACGTAAAATGCTCGGACTTCCCAATGACGAAGTCGAAGTGCCTAATACAGAATCGGCGCAAGCCTCATTAAATACGTTTGCAGATAGCTTGTGCGACGAATGCACCCACTTTGATTCTGAAACGAATCATTGCCGGGTGCATAATGCCGAACGGAGCTTTGATGCGCCTGCTTGTCGGTTTATGGATGCTCGGGAGGGTTAAGCATGGCCTCCGATCTCAAACAACGGATCCGGAAAGCTACCGAAAAGAGCCTGAAGGCCCGCAATCGTTATAGTGATACCATCACGGCCCAGCTTACGAAGGCGCTGAAAAAGGCTGAACAGGAAGTCGCGCAGTCGATTCTAAAATACAAATCGCTCGGCTCACTTCCCGACAACCAACTGGCCCGGCTCTCCGGACTTGAAAAACTACAGGGCGAACTCGGAGACGTGACACGCTCGCTCAAAAAACAGCAAACGTTGATCTTTCGCAAAAGCACCAAGGCCGCTTTTAAGGACGGCATTGCGGAGGGTATAGGCGAATTGACCTCTGCCCAGTTGCCGTTTTACGCCGATCTAACCCCCAATGGTATCGATAAGCTGGCCACCAAAGCATTCTCCATCGTTGACACCAATGCTCTCGATTTTATGGCGCACTACAACCTGACGTTGGCGGGCGATGTAAACCGCGAGCTGGCTGACGGCATTCAGCGCACCATTCTGAATGGAATCGCTACCGGTAAAGGAGCGGATGATATTGTCCGAGACCTGGGATCTGTAATTGTGGACAAGGATTCATTCCGCCAAGCCGGAACCCGGGTGTTTAGCAAAGCACAATATCGCATGGAAATGATCGCTCGGACTGAAGTCCTGCGGGCACATAACATGGGGCGACTCAAATTCCATGAGCGGGTCGGCGTTCAGAAGCTAGAATGGATGACCATGGGCGATGAGCGCACCTGTCCGGTCTGCGGACCATTGGACGGCCAGACTTACCCCATTAACAAATTCCCCCAACAGCCCGCGCATCCTCACTGCCGATGCACCAATATGGTGGCATGGCCCATGGAAATATGCGGATCCGATCTATCTGCTCAGGCCGCGCCATCAGCGGTTCAAGGCGATGCCTGCATTTTGCCGCCACATGTGGTGGAAGGTATGGCCGATGCGCAAGCAGCGGAAACAAAACAGCTCAAGCAGGTATTTGAAAACGGTTCGGCGGAAGGTCTAAAAGGATTAACGTCTAAACAGCTCCAAACCCTCGCCAAAGGCAACGGCGTCTCCGTCGCCCGCACCAAAGCGGATTTTATCAAGCTCCTTGATAAGGCGGAACCCGGTGTGGATCACAACGGACTGGCGGGTGCTGCACTAAAGGCGAAGCTCAAGGAATACAAAATCGGCCTGCTTCGCACCAAAAATGAACTGATTGAACTGCTGGCCCAAAAGCAAGCGCAACTGAAACAGGCGCAACTCGTCGCCCAGCAAATGGCGAAACTTCCGCCCGTTGAGGGGCTGGACGGTATGACGGCCAAACAGCTTAAAGAAATGGCCAAGAGCAACAGTATATCGCTGAATATGACCAAGCAGGAAACCATTGAACTGCTCGATAAACTCGAGCCAGGCATTGATCACACAGGGCTCAAGGGCCAGGAATTGCTCGCAAAGAAAAAGCTGCACGGCATCGGCATTCTGAAAAATAAACAGCAATTGATCGAAGCCCTCCAGAAAAAGGCGGGATCCGATCTGGCCGAATCGACAAAACAGAAGGCGGCGGATCAAGCCAAGAAGCTGCTCATCAAAAAACAGACGGAGCTAGTTGATAACGCAGTCTCCGGCGTTCAGGTACCGGATTCTCCACTCGGGTACGGCCAGTTTATCAGTCAACTGGATGATGCAGAAAAGGCGCTATCCTCTGCGACCGATCTATCTCAGGATCTGCTGGCTGGTCATGCAAAAGAGATAGTGCTCAAAAAAAAACTGTTTCAGGATCAGGTGACCAAACTCAAAGCGTCCGAGCTGAAAAATATTGCGAAGGAATCCAAACTGAAGCATTGGCAGTGGGCGGGTAAAGACGATCTGGTCACGATTTTCACCGAAACCGATCCGACCAAAGTGGATGTTGCCAAGCAAAGCATTGAAACCAAATGGTCAAAGTGGGCGGAAAAGCATAGCGGGAAGAAAAAGCTAAAACCCAAGGCTCCGGCAAAAGCACCGATACCTAAACCCGAACCACTGCAGAAGCCCGTTTTCACCAAGAAAGGCTCCGAATATGACGTGGCCGACCTGAGCTGGAAAAAGAAGCCCGCCAGTGCCTTTAAAAAATCTGGCAAAGCCGATGTCGGCGGTGCGCACGAAAAGGAATTCTGGACGGATGAAAACGGCGGAAAATGGCTCTTCAAACCGGCGAAGAACTCTAGCGACAACTTTATCGCGCACGGGGAAGAAGCGGCGTACAAGATTGGACGCCTGATTGATCCAGATGCCATTGAAGTGCGAACCATTCAGCTCAACGGACGGACCGGCTCCATTCAGAAATGGCGTACCGATCTGAAAAACGATTTTGATTTTCGCGGTGTACTTCCCGAAAACCTG